AGACGTTGGCTTCAAGCTAGCACTATCTTAATTCTTTAAGATTTGAACAACCCCGGATATATTCCGGGGTTTTTCTTTGTCTGTAAATATGTTAAACTACATATACTATGGACATTAAACTTTACAACGATTTTTTAAACCTTGAACAATGGCAATACGCTGTTCAACAAACAGTTCAAGGACGCACCTGGGAGTTCTCAGGCTTTAGCAACACCAATAAAACTGAACCAAAATTTTGGTACATGGATCTTGACAACGATTCATTCTTTGTTGATACAATGTTTCCAAAGATCTGCGATGTAACAGGTAAAAAATTTGCATTGGAACGTGTGTATGCAAACGGGCAAACACATGGTCTAAGCGGGAACCTGCATCAAGATCAAATTGGTGGCAACGGTGAGTACTACACATTTTTGTATTACCCTGGGCCGTTTTGGAATCCCACCTGGGGAGGGTATACTGTATTTCACAATCCCGTAGACGATACAATCTACAGTCAATATCCAACCCCAAACTCAGCAGTGCTGTTTAACAGTGAGATATTGCATGCTGGATTAGAGCCAACTAGACATTGCACTGATCTAAGAGTTACAATAGCATTTAAAATGAAATTGGAGCCACAATGAATGTTATGAATGTTTGGGCCGTGCCCATGTATCAGCTTGTTTGGGAAGATCACACTAAACATCAACAAGAATTAGTCAAAGTTGCAAAGAACTTAGAAAAAAACAAATATACCAGTGGGATAGCAAGTTCTATTAAGCAAGGGCTATACGAAAGTGGCTTTGATTTTTTAACAGTTGACAACCCCAGCGTACAAGCTCTAGCTGAATGGTGCAAGGATAGTGTATGGAAAGCAGCCGCACAAGCCAATAGCAAGTATTGGTCAGCTGGTGATAAATTGGGCGTGCGCATACATGAATCCTGGTGCCATATCACTGGCCGTAACGGCTATCATGATCTTCATCAACATCCAATGAGCTCCTGGTCAGGCATTTATTACATAGATCCTGGCGACTCAAACACCGAGAATAAAAATGGGGTAAACAGATTTTACAACCCTAGTCATTTAATGTATTCGGATCCCGGCACAGATTATATCAGCAAGAGTACCAGCATTGATGTCCCGCCTACAGCAGGTCAACTAATTGTATTTCCAAGTTGGGTGTTACATAGTGCAATGCCGTATCAAGGTGACGATAAACGCATTGTTATGGCTTTTAACAGTCAGATTGTGAGAGGTTGAATATGCCAATATTTGAAAGCCCTGATGGTGGTGAAACTGTATATGTGCGAGAACCTGGCGGTGCGCAACGAAAGCTTCATAGTCAAAGTCCTAGAGCGTTTGACCTCCATGCCCAGATAATGGAAGATAAACTATGGGGTGACATACGCAGAGCTGCCAGTACTAATCCCGGGATTAACGAACTATTAGAACAAGCCAAGGTGTTATATCACCTAAGTAATTGATGATACAAATTTCTGTACGCACCTTATTTGATTGCACAGCTACCGGTGTAGTAGGGCACATAAAGCACGATCAACTACCCTTAAAGGATCGTGCCAATCAACTAATCAGCGATGATAAAGATTGGTTAAAGTCTCGCAATCAACAGCGTAACTGGGAATCAATATTGCAGGTTATTAGCCTAAGAACACAGCCGTTTGAAGTAATAGATCCTAAATTTAATAAAGACACTAGTTGTTGGGAATTTACTTTTGCGGTTGAATTTGAAAGTTTGTATTCTGACGGCACGGACGATCTAGCAGAACTCAAGCGTGATCTAGACCAAGTTCCTATGATAGTTGGCTTAAATGAAAATGTTGAATTGGATGGCATTCTTAAGGTCACCGGCCGGGATGTTAACATTTGGTTTGAATACAATACCAATAAATAATACACTAACTAAAGAGAATCCAATGGCTGATACCACTGATATTGAAAAGAAAAGTCTTGAAGCTCACGTTGAACTGTGCGCTGAAAGATATAAACTACTAGAGCTTAAACTTGAATCTCTGCAGGACAGCGGTGCTTCTTTAAAAGAAATGATTGCTGATGTTCATGCCATGATGCAGACCATGAGTACAAAACGCAACGACCAACTAATTAATTGGGGCCTGGGAATCATTACATTCCTAGTGGGGGTTATTGGGTACTTAATTAACACACATGTTTTAACGTGAAATCACCAGACAAAAAACTAATAGACATGGCCAGGCAAGAGCTACCGGCATTGATGGCTGATACTATAGTACAGTCACCCTCGGGATGGGACGTCTATAAAAAATATAGTATTATTAAAAATAACACTGATTTTGCAGTCTACGAACATGGATCAAAAATTGGTGATTTTAGCAATACTCGAACTGCACTTAGTTGGTGCATAGCATCAAAACGCAACCAAATTAACACTGCCAATCAGATATTAAATCTGGAACGGCACAAGCAACGATTACTGTCACATGTTATTTGTTTAAAACAATTAGCTAAACAGTCCAAGACCACAGATATGCACGATCTTCTCAACATAAAAATAAATGCCGAAGATTTACGCATCAATTCTTTAGAAATAGAATTGAACAAATATGTATCTTTGGCTAAATACTGGCAAATACAAGGATTCAACAATGAAACTGCAAGAACTATCATCTCCAAAACAAACACATCAACTCGCTAGAGTTTTTGAAAGTTATTTTGGCAGTTCAATTAAATTTGACCGAGTTCCTGCCCGTCAGGTCAAAGTGATGCTGTCACGTGTACAAGGATTGTTAAGCGAGCATCGTCAACAAACTGCGTTTCACGTCAGTGAAAACAACCCATCATATCTAAAACTAGTAATGCTGGAAAAATCACTAAGAGCGCACCTACAAGAAATGACGCCGCCCGCAGGAGGTGTTGTTGCTGTTGATATGAATGATCCAAAGACCAAGGCAACTTTAGACAAAGCTGGCAAGGGTCAAATGTTAAATCCAGATGAGCAAAAGACAGTTAATGCTATTGCTATGATGAAGAAAGAGGCTGCCAAAAAGAACAAGCGTCCGGTAACTGAAAGTGAAGTTCAACAAGCGCAGGTTGTTCTTGCCGCTCAGGACATGGTTGACGAAGTGCAAGGCATGCTCGAAGACGCCACAGAAATGCAATTTAAAGAATTGCCAGCATTGGTTGATTCTGTGCGTAACCAAGTTGGTGCAGACCAGGCCATGCAATTTAGTGCAGATGCCAATGCCGCACTACAATCTTTGGTGCAAAGCCTTCAGGGTACAAAACAACAATTAGAAACAGCACTGGGTGTTGTCACTGGTCAAGCACCAGCAGTGCCCGGCGACGATGCAGGCCTGGGCACCGATGAATTAACTGGTATGGCAGCCGGTAATGTTGAAGGTGGACCAATGCCCGATGGCGAAGAAATTAGTACTGATGAACTAGAAGTTGATGATATTCAGCCATCAACAAAAACTCTAGGCCGCGCACGTAGATAATATGCGCATTAACGAAGTAGATTCTGGCAGTTCTGATGACAGTTCGGCCAAGGTTGCAGCCTTAGCAGAATTTCTCACTGGCCGGGCCAAAGATACTAATTCCAAAAAACAAATAGACGTTGACACATTTATTACACTGGCTAATCAACAAGGTGCTAATGTAACACGAGAATCGTTGATTAAAATTGGTGAAGATTCAGATCTGTTTAATATTGAAAATGACAAAATGGTTTTCCGTGGTGGCGAAACCACTCAGCCAGGTATGTCAGTTGACCAAGCACAGTCTACTGTAGACAAAATGGCAAAACGTGCAATGAAGGCACATGGATAATCGTCGAACACTCGGTAAGATTGAATTTTATATAACCAATGTTTGTAACTTAACCTGTGAAGATTGTAACAGGTTTAATAATTTCAAATTTTCTGGTTGGCAACGTTGGCAAGATTATGCAGACATCTATGCGCAATGGGCTAAAAAAATTACATTCGATAAAATCACCATACTCGGTGGCGAGCCACTGCTTAATCCTACAATCTGTGACTGGATTTTGGGAATTAATAATACGTGGCACAAGCCAGTACAAATATTGTCAAACGGTACACGACTAAATCATGTTGATGGATTATACAATACACTTGTTAATCGGAAAAATTGGATTGGCGTAAGTTTGCATAATGTAAATGAGTTTGATGGATTTGAAAAAGAAGTTTATAAGTTTCTTAAAGGCAGTTTTAAGAAAAAAGAGGAAGAAAACTTTACAGGTAATAAAAAGTTTCCAGCATTTTCATATAATTATTCAGACAACAATGGTGCAATGGTATCAGTGTATTGTCAGGATACATTTATTAATACACCTCTGATTCAGACTGCACCCGACCAATTTAAATTGTACAACAACGATCCAGTGAAATCGCATTCGGTTTGCGGATTTGCAAAACACAAAAATTATCATTTCATCAAAGGCAAATTTTATAAATGTGGTCCTAGTGCGTTACTACCTGAATTTGATCAACAATTTAATATTGATCTAAGTGACGAAGATCGACAACTATTGCATGCTTACCAACCACTTTCTATAGATCGGTATGATGAGCACGGGGCAGAATTCTTTGACAACTTGGATCAACCAATCCCTCAATGCAAGTTTTGTCCCTACGAAATTTCTGCCAAAAAAATATTTCCAATCAGTAAAGAATTTTCTCTGTAAAAACGGTAAATACTCAGAACAACTTGACTTTTATAAAAATCAAGTGTATAATGAATTACCTTATTAAGGAAATGTTATGAAAAAAGTAATCTTACCCCTTGCATTATTGTTGCCCGCATCAGTGGCAATGGCACAAGATATCTATGTGGTAAATGTGCAACCAAGATTTGTCACAGTACACCAACAACAATGTCACGTACAGGAATTCCATCATGAAAGCAACGCAGGATCTGGCACCATTGGCGCAGTGGCTGGTGGATTGCTGGGTAGTACCCTAGGCAGCAATCGAAATGATCATGTAGCTGGCACTGTGATTGGAGCATTAATAGGCGGCGCCATTGGTAATGAAGTTGG